GCATTGTATACACTGCAACTATCTTTTCACCGACCATACTCATTACTGATGCTATTGCAGGGAAAACCGCTTCCACAATGCTTCCTACACCTTGTAAAATCCCACTTATTACCGGAGCAATCGCAGTTATTATATTTCCAACAACCGTAACCGCATCTGCTATTATTGATGTGACATTTTCAAAAGAAAATCCCATTTTATTTGCAGAGTCAGAGAATATGTTTCCTATTGATAAAAGCACCGGCCCGACTGCATCAAATACTTTACCTACCGAACTTTCAAAAGACGGCATAACTGTCATGACCTTATCAAGTGCATCTGTAATAATAGGTAATGCTTTTTCACCAATGGATGTAAGCATAACCATTCCATAATTTTTAATCTTTCCTGCCATTGCAGCCACAGATTTATTCTGTTGTTGGAATGCTCCTTCAGCTGCACCGGATGCCTTAGTCATTGCATCTGTTTTTGTAACAAAGTTTTCAGCCTGCGAACCTGCCAAGGCTAATACCGCATTTTTTGCCTCTACAGATGAAAAAAGACCTGCAAAGGCAACTTCATCACCATTAACAGACGCTTTTAGTTTATTAAGTATAGATCCGAGGCCTTCACTTTCAAGTGCTGCAGCTCCCGATGCATACCCCATTTTTTTAAGTGCTTCACTCATTTCTGCTGAAGGAGACATGAAACCTTGCATTGTAGCTTTAAGCTGTGTGGTAACTTCCGCAGTTCCTCCTGTTACACCTGTAAGTGTAGCCATTGCACCAAAGAGTTCTTCTTGACTTACCTTTAGAGTAGATGCAAGTGGAATTACAGCCCCCATACTGCTTGCAAGTTCAGGGAAACTTGTCTGACCTAATTTTACAGTCTCAAATGCAAGGTCTGCTGCTTTACCGACTGCCTCAGCAGATGTATCACCATATCCCTTTGTTACAGCCGATAGCATCTTAACGGCTTCTGAGGTCTCCGCATTACCTGCCTTTGCAGCCTTAGCCGCTATCTCAAGCTGCTTTGTAGAGTCTGCACTCTCTCCAAAAGCTGATACAACTTCATAAAGTCCACCTGAGAGATTATTAAGGTCTACACCTGTATCCTTTGATATGGTCTTAAGGCTTTCTCCCATTGATGAAAGCTTACCCTTTACATCACCATCAAGCAATGTACCTACATTTGCCATACCTTTTTCAAAGTCCATAGCAGATTTGAGAGCTAAAGTTCCTGCCGCCGTTACCGCACCAAATCCTGCTGCTGCACCTGCAAGCCCTAACTTAGCTACTATCCCACCAAATGCTTTAACGCCTTTGGCAACAAATTTTACTACCTTATTATCCTTAATATTCTTCAGGTGTGATGCTACTGTTTTTATTTTATTTACTGCATTACTTACCTTTGCTTTAATATTTGCTATTTTATCCTTTATAAGCTCTTTTAACATAGCTCCGACCATTCTTGTTGTTCGGATTGCTACAGGAGCTCTTACAATCAGATTTATAGCTCTGTCCCTTATGGATTGTCTTAATCTTGTCCCAACATTTCTAATACTTGACAGTGCATTTTGTGCTCTTGCAGTTATATTCACTGCCCTATCTCTTATAGATTGTAATCTTGACCTGGTATTTTCGATCTCACTTCTTGCACCTTGAGTATTCACCCTTACTGTTCTATCACTTACTCTTGTATTTTCCAGCTGATTCAATGCCTGTCTGGCATTACCGACATCTGATTGAAAATTTCTTGCACTCTGTGCAGCAGTTCTAAGTACTCCGCTTATATCATCTTGTAGCCTTATTACTCCACCAAATACATCCATTAGTTATCCCCCACCATTACATCAGCTACTGCCTCTCTTATAAGTCTTTTTTGCTGTTCTTCATTAAGCTTTGCCAATGTCTCCAGTACCAATTTTTCATTTCTTGTCATTGTATCTATCTTTGCCGGTAATATTCCTACGCTGAGACAATAACCATATAGATATGCATCCTGTGAATAAATCAGCTTTTTTTTAATTCATCAACGTCTGAAACTGTACTCTTATCTTTCATGCCTGATAATGCCAACACCTCATTTGCAAGTTTTGTTCTGTCACTAATCAAAAACATATCCATTATTTCCAGCGGCTCTTTGATAATTCCTTCATCCATCATATACTTTGCAAGCTCTTGTAGCGTACTTGAAGCATAATAAATTGTGTACTTGTCAACGAGGACATTATCTTCAGAGTAATTAAGACAATCATTAAGCTCTTCTGAACTTAGCCCTCTAAGCTCTATATGCTCATCCAAATCACCTATATAGTACTTCTTCACCCTACGCTTTTTTCTCTCTTCCATCTTCCTTACAGCTTTTTCTGCAAAAGATTTGAATGTTAAGACTTTATCTTTGTCTACCATAATTGCTCCTTATTATTCCTTTATCTCATCTAAACAAATCATATCGGACGGTGTGAAAGTAAATTGTACCTCAAGTTTTACTATCGCTCCCTTTTCGTTCTCCAATGGGAACTCGCTTAATGCAACATTACCTATCTTATATCTTTCCATCTGACCACCTACAGCATCCGGATCTTCAAGTCTCGTCATTATCGTACCTCTTGGATCCTTACCCTTTAGTATTTCTTTTCTAACATTTTCAAATGCTGTGTAAATCTTATTTATAGATATAGTACCTTCTCCCTTTCGACCGGTTACCTTGGTATCCACATCTCCTCCAAGTTGTACCTCTTCTCTATTAACAGTAATTTTGGCACTTATCTTTGTACATCCGGCAATTTTAAATCCGTTCCAAAACACCTCAGCATTTGTTCCAGACAATACTCTCTTACCACTTATTTTATCTCCCATACAGCCTCCTTACCTACATCTCAATTCCCATAGTTAAATCTTCCATCGCATCTAAAAACTTAAACTTTGCTTTTATAGCTAAATGGCTTCCTGTATTTGACTTATTAAGTTCAATCTCACTCATCTCCGATGTATCCTTCTTTTTCTTTTCTTCCAGATACTTCTTTATCCAGCCTGTATCAATGGAAACTTCAATATCCTCATCCTTATCTATTACCTTTTCTCCAAGTTCTGTAAGGTATGAATAAACCGCTCCAACAAAAATCTGCTTATTATCATATGTATTATTTCTTTTTCCAACATACTGATCTTCAAATGTAGTTTTGATATCATTTCTAACCATATCTGAAGCTTCTACAATCTTTATCTTCTTAAAATCCTCCGGTACTTCTTCAGATACCGTAACCAAAGATGTAACACCTCTTGCAATCTTAAATTTTTCTCCGTCAAAAATAATTATCAGTTTCCCTGCATTTATGTCCTCATCAGGTTTTGCCGATTGCTTTATATCTACAACCTCCTTGAGTACCTTATATGTTGAGGATTCAGTAAGACTTACTCCTGCAAGTAACCCTGCAATTCGTGCCGTATAGTCCTCTGACCTTATACTTATAACCTCACCTTTATACACTATTGAAATATTTGTTGTAGCAAAATTTACTACCGCAGGTGAATCTGTAGCCTGATCTACAAGTACGGCCTTACCCTTCTTGTACTTTTTCTTTTTCTGACTGTCAAAATAGCTTGCAAATAATGCACCTTCCTCTTTGCTTAGACAAGGTCCTGCAAACCAGTCAAAATCCAAGTTCTCAATAAGTTGCTTGCATTCATCCACATCTATTCCTGAAACCTTTGTAACAGCTCTGACTGCTATTACCTTATTCGGCTTACCCATAAAGCACAAATCAATTATCCTAAAGTTCTCAGCACTCCAGTCTTCTTTCACTACATCTTCCTGCGTTGTATAGACATTTATTGCAGTGTTCTTAGTAGTATCCTTAAGTAAAAGTAAAACTACTCCTCTTCCACTTCTCACAATAAATGAACTTGCTTTCTTGAAAAACTCAATATTTATACTTGGTAATCCCATTTAACCTCCTAAAATTACAAACTTATACTTTCATACAAATCTGTTTCATCACTATTTATCATTAAGTCGTCATAGAAATCTAAATTGAAAGTAACATGTAAAGTATCATCTGCTATATTTGTCCCTACAGAAAATACCTTTAAAAATCTGTCCTTTACCTTAAAACCTATACCTACTTTTGTAGTTATAAGTTCTGCTACATCATACATAGTTTCATTGCTGCTTTTGCTTTTTTCCATAAACGTAATATCTACAAGTATCACCCTATTCCGACTTTTCCCATCCAATGTTATAGAAGATGATAACTGTATCAATTGAATGTATAGCAGCGGAAATGCCCTTGTGCCTAACATATCGATCTGCTCTATGTCTTCACAAAAAATGTTTATTCCACTTTTAACATCATTTAAAAGTCCTGTTAAAGCCTTTTTAATATCATTTAAACTAAGCATTAAAAGCTCCCTGTAAGGCTAAAATCATAGCATTTATATCATTCTCATATGCAGACTGCTTATAATTTTCAATACCTGTCTCAAGCATATACTGGCCTC